CCTGCCCGGCTGAGACCCGCCCGCCTGAAGCGCGGGGTATCAGGCCCAGGTTTTGCGAGGTCGCCAGGAATGCGGCGTCACCTTTGGCGCGGCTCCCGGTAGTCAGCATGGTTGCCCCACCGATACCCATCGCCAGCAGCTTCTTCCCGGCTTCTAAACCGGACTTGCCGAAGTCTGAATTGAGCAGCGCGATCAGCCCGGAGACCGCCAGGAACAGCGCCCCAATCGGGCCGAGGGAAGCGGTGGCGGATGTCCCGAGCGCGGTCAATGACCCGCCCGCCGTGCCCGCTGCTGCCGGGATGGAGGAGGCCAGCAGGAAACGCAGGGTTCCGACCGTGCCGATAACTTGCCCTACAATCACAATCAGCGGCCCCAGGATTGCCATAAAGCCAACCACCCCCAAGATGGTCGTCTTCGTCCCGGTGTCCAGCTTTGCAAACCCCGTTACCCATTCGCCCACGGTTTTTGCCACGCTGATGAGCGTCGGGGCCAGTTCTTTGACGACCGGCACAATCGCGGTCATCAAATCGCCTTTGATCTTGTCGAGCTGCAAATTGAGCGGGGTCAGCGCGGCGTTCAGCGCCTTTTGCGCTTCGGCGGCTGATTTCGCGCCTTCCGACAATCCCAGATACGCGGCTTTGGCGGCCACAAGTTCGGCATTCGCGGCCTTGAGCTTTTCGGGGTCGCCGGATAACTGCGCGTCCTTGACGGCTTTCTCTGCTTCGGCAATGGCCCCCTGGACTTCGTTCACCGTCTTGAGGCTGTCGGTTCCAAACTTGGTCAGCACCACGCCCAGGCCCACGACTGGAACGGTGAAGGCGGCGGAGAGGCGCATTCCCAAATTGGAAATTTTCTCTCCCATCTCGCGGGTGCGATTCGCGCCTTTTTCGATTTCGGCGATGTTCCGCTTTTGGGCATCGGTCGATTTTTCGGTGCTGCGGGTCAGCCGGTCGGTAGATTGGCGCAGCTCCTCGATTTCGGCGTTAGCGTCCGCGAACATCTGGTCAATATCGCCAGCCTTGCCCGCAGCCTTGTTCAGGTCGTTGAGTTCCTTGATGGCCTGGTCAGCGTCCGCCGTGATTTTGATCTCGACTTCATTCGCCATTATGCACGCGCCTTTGTTTGTCCTGTATCATCGCCGTGTAGTATTCCCAGCGCCAGAGCCATTCAATATCCCCGTCCTCCACGACCCAGGGCGGAACGCCCCAATCGTGCGCGGCCATCAAGATCAGGGCGAACAGCGGGGCCGCGCCGCCCGCTTCCAGGTGCGAAATCAGCGCCCGCCGCTCACTAAAGGGACGGCGTTTCTTTTGGCTTCCTCCACCGATGCCAGGAATTTATCGGCTTCGGCGTCCTGGCTCTCGACGTCCATCTCGTCCAGCAGGTCGAAGGCGGCCTGTTTGTCCATGTAATCGCCCGTTGCCGGGTCGATCAGGCAGGAGGCCATCAGCATCAGATTGGCGTCATAGTCGCCCTTTTGGGCCAGGCGTAAATCCTTGCCGCGCACGCGCTTCTTGGAAAATCGATATTCCATAGGCTCCTAAGTCAGCGTCGCCAGTTTGTTGACGGCGGAAATCGAGCAGTAGAGCGTGGCGGTGGCATTGTACACGGCGGTGTAGTTGACCTTGACCACGTTGTTGCCATTGACCGAATCGAGCAGGTTGACTGACCGGATTTTCATGGCCATATCAATCCGTAGGGCTTTGGTGGAGTAGGAGCCGCCGGTGCCCGCCAGGGCCGTGCCCTGGAACTCCATGCGCACAAGTTTGGTGGTTCCGGCTACAAAGTCGTCATAGCGGGCCACGCCGACCGCGTCATGCTCGAAGGTGATGGAACCGCTGACTTCAGGGCCGATGCACTTGTCAAACGAGAACGCTAGGGAGCCATCACCCGTCCAGACTGGAATGAGGCCGGTCTTTATGGTCATGTCGAACCCCAACCACGTATTCGTGAGCTGGGTCGTGCCAATCGTGCCCCCCACGGCGTCCAGGTAGATTTTGCCCTGCTGGAACAGGATTTGCTCGACGGTCGGAACCGAAATATCCGCCGTGAACGTGCCCTTGCCCATGCTCCTGGCGTGCCACTTGGAAGCGATTTTGACCGCTTCTTTGGGCGCGCCTTTTAGCGTGATTTCCTCGCAGAAGCCATAGAGCGCCTGGTATTCCTGCTGGTTATCGCCGCCCTCGATGGTGTAGCTCTTGGTGGTGGGCGCGGCGGTGGTTGCCAGCGGGTAAGCGTAGATATAGCCGTCGGTCGTGCCGCCGGTGGCAACGCCGGTCACCACATCCTTAATGCCAGCCGCGAAGGGGTAGCCGATCTGCTCGTAGTTGGCTTCCACTTCGGCAAACTCAACCGCCGCGTCAGCGGAGGGGATATAGGAGCGGTCAACCTGGGGCAGGAAGCCGATATTCTCATCCGGGAAAATCGCCTCACGCTGGTCGATCAATTTCGCCGGGCCGAGCCAGAGCGCGGTGGCATTGACCTCTGTTCCCTTTTGTGTTTCCAGCCCGAGCTGGACTTTGTTCATCTTGGTAATTCCGGGCATCGTTCACCTCACCAGGTATGCTGGATTTTTGCGTCTACAATTCGGATCGTCCACCGCAGGGTGGGAATGTCGCTGATTTTGACTTCGCCGTCAAACGTGTACTGCAAATCGCCGTAAGTCTGGACGGTGCCTGATAATGTCGGGTTGGCTTCCAGCTTGCGGAACACCACATCCAGCAGGGCCGCGCCTTTGGTGTAGGCCCGCGCCCAATCGCCCCCGGCGGCGTATAACTCCACGTGGAAGGTGTGCAGTTCGGTGGCGAACCCGGATGAATTGGATTCAATCCGCCCGGTTGCCGGGTAGACCAGCACCGCCGGGAAGACCTGTAGGGTGTTGGGCAGGCTGTCAGGCGCCAGGCGGATACCAGAACTGGTGATCGCTAAAATCAGATCCTGGATGCCTGCTACGACCGTGGTCAGCGTCGAGGCGGTCATTAGATCAACCTCATGAATGGGCGCAGCAGCATTTCCACGTCAGGGTCGAGTTTGTTAATCACAATCGCCTGACCCATTTCCCCGCCACCCACCACGCCAAACGGGGCATCCTTGCGGCGGAATAGCCGGGCCGATTGCAGCAGGCAGGCTTCGGCAACTGGTTTCGGTGTTGATGCAGAAAAGCCAAACTTGCCAGTGATCTTGACCGACTTGTACCCGACCGGGAAGGTATGGTTCCCGTTGCGCGTGATGCGCAAATGAGTGACTGGGATGGCGTTCACGCTGGCGTTATACGGCAGGCTTTCGTAGTCAGTTGTGGCCCAGGTCGTTGAGAATAAGCCGTCGTCAGCCTCGTCGGTTTTGAGCGTGGTAATCGTGCCAATATCGTCTGTCCAGAGGCAATCGCATTCTTCCGGCACGTAGTAACGGTCCTCGTCTGCCGAATTGCGGTAGAAGCGCCGGTAGGTCATGGCTTCAATCTGCCGGCTGACGGCTTCTACAATTGCATCCAATGTCGTATCATCGGCAGTGTCAGCGGTCGGAATGCCGAGCCGAGCCTTGAGGCTGGCTAGGTCTGTATAGCCGTTTGTGATGGTCATTGCAGCCTCACGTATCCGGCGCGGGCCATTTCCTGTGCGGTGTCGTAATTCATAATGACCTCGACCCCTTTGGTGATGCGCTTGCTCTCGCCGCGGTCATTGACCCACATGGTCGCCAGAGGCATCACCTTGTAGGGCTGGGGCTGCTCGAAGGGCATCAGCATCACGCCGCGCTCAATATGCCCGCACTCCACATCGAAGCGGCAGACCTGTTTGACTTTTGCCTTCTGGCAGTCCAGCGCCAGGCCCCAATCAGGTGCGAATGATTCCGGCCCGGATGCGTGAAACTCGAACCGCGCCAATGTTTCGCGCCGGATGAGCGCGCAGCCAAAGCCGCAGCCGGAAACGGGGACGATTTTCTTTCGCCGCGCCAGCGCCAGCTTGTCAGGGTAGAGGCTGAGACTCGACCCGATGGTTGGATTTTTCGGCATGTCGAGGAAGGCGTTTAGGACGGTGCCGCCCGGCTTGCCGTGGCCGTGATTGCGCAGCATGTACAGGCCATAAACAACCTGGGCGTCTGTCACCGCGTCCAGTTTCACCAGGGCGTCAGGAGGAACGACCATATCATGCTCGACCGTGAACAGCGCCGCGTAGCCCTCATCGAGCGCCTTTTGGCGGGCAACCTGGAATTGGTGCAGGGTGTTTTTGTGGCTGTCGGGTTCATACGGGTTATCACGCCCGATGACCACGTCCACCTGGGTATCAGGCGGGGCAATGATTTTCGAGATACATTCGGCCGTTTCGGGCCGCATCTGCTCGATGCCGTTCAATTCGTAGGTCGGGCAGAACAATAGGATTTTTCGGGAAGGTTCAATGATTTTTTGTTTCACGCTTACCCATTCGATCTCGATACCCTGTCCGGCGGCGTATTCTTCAGCCCAGCGGCCGTTGATCGCGTAATTGGCAGGGAATTTGACATCCACAATTTGACCGTCCTGGTATGCCTGGGCGCTGCCGGTCGTCATCGCGTCGCAACAGTAGGCCCGGATTTTCTGGCACCCGAACAACTGCGCGATGGCCACGCATGCCACCAGGGAAGGCGCTTTCTCGTCAAGCCGGAAGTCGCGGGGGTTGTCGAAACCGTACACGACGCCAGGATGCGCTTCGAATTGAGCCGCAGAGTTGGTCAGACTTTCGCGGGTGTGGGCGAAGATGGGCGCGGAGGTTTCGCAGTACCACCAGTCCTTCTGCAAACTGTAAAGGGAGTTGGGCAGAGAAAGCGCCTCCACCGGCTGTATGGCGTAGCTCACGGCGACGATGGGGCCGGGGCCGATGTCCGAGGCGTCCAGGAACGTCAAGGACGGCCCGCGCCCAATGACGTTGAGGGTTTCGCCGACGTGCCGGTTGAGGAGAGAGGTTAGCCGCTTGAGGTTCATCGTTTCCCTTTGGGGCTGGCTGGCGATTTGGTCACACCAGCCAGCCCACCAGGAGGGAGGAGAGGAATTAGGCGGTAGCGTTGGTGCCGTACTGGAAGGCTTCGGCCTGGGTCACAGCGCCAGAGATGCGCACGGAGGCGAAGAAGCCAACCTGCCCGTTCGCCATGTAGAGGAACGGATTGCGGTTCACGACCATCGTCCCGCGCTGCACGATCTGGTAGAACTCAGGGTTGCCGATGGCGATGGATTTCGCGGAATGCCCCAGGGCCGCCATGCCGTCATTGGCATACACGGGCTTGCCCAGGATTTGCGGCTGGATGGAACCCGCCGGGGTCTGCATGAAGGTGAAGACCGATGAGGAGGCCAGGCCCATAATCACGCCCAGGGTCGCCTGGCGCATGAACCAGGCCGCGCCGTCGGTGTACTGCGCGCCCAGCTTGTAGAACAGGTTGACCACTTCAGCGGCGGTGACGGTGTGCCCGCCCGCGAACGAGAGGCCAGCGGTGCCGCCAGCCACGATGCCCTGGGCGGAAGGATCGCCGTCATCGGTGCCGCTCATGAACAGGGTATTTTCCAGGGTCGCCACGGCGCGGGCGTAGCGGGAGGCCAGGAAGCCGACAATATCCACGGCGGCATCGGCCAGCAGTTCCTCGGCAACTTTCGTCACGCGGGTATATTTGTGCGGGGCGATGTCGAGTTGGGCCAGGGGCGCGGTGTTTCCGGCGTCGTAGGTGCCTTCCTCATCGGTGGCAACAAACGCGGCTTCGCGGGTGCCTTCGGTCGGGATGGTGATCTTGTCGCGGCTGATGGTCAGCACGGGAGCGCCAGCGGCGCGCATGGCGGAGAGGACGTCGCGTTTCTCGATGATGCGGGCATAAAACTCGTCGGGCACGACCACGCCGCCTTCGGTGGCTGCGCCTTCCTGCCAGTCGACCAACTTGAGGCCGGAGCGGTCGCCGGTGCGAGACCAGTTGACGAACGCCTTGATGCCGTCATCGCCCAGGGGGGCTTTCAGGTAAGCCGGGGCGGATTTCACAGCCGGGGCGTTTTCGATGGTGGCGGTCAGTTCAGCCACTTTGGTTTCGAGTTCTTCGAGAGTAGCCATTTTCGTATCTCCAATAACAGCGGGTAAGGGTTCGGGTTCGACACTCGCCACCGTTACCGGCTCCGCCGTCTGGGTGGGGGTGATTTCGATTAGGGATTTGAGAGGGATAAGGTTGCGGGTCTTGGGCTCCGCCGGCGTGTGCGTGAATGACGCATCCTTGCCGAGCGGCCAATAAGTGATCAGCGTTCCCTTTCCGGCTGGCTCGCGTTCGACCAGATGACCGGGGACGCCAGATGACATGCCGAGCTTTCCTTGCTTGCCAAGTTCGATTAGGAATTTTTCGTATTCGTCACTCTCGCGCAGGATGCTTTCAGACCATACGGCGAATTCGTCTTTGGTCAGGGTTGCCGGTGAAAGGCGGCGCTTCTGAAAGTGACTGTCAATGCCATGATTGAAATAAACCGTAGACTTTCCAGGGAAGTCCATGTCAAAATCGGTCT